ATGCTATAATATGTTTACAAGGTAAGGAAAGGGAGTTCGGTACAGGATAACACTTCAGATAGTGAAAACAAGTACTTGACAAACTACCAAACCGTGATATAATGTAGTTACAAGGTAAGGAAAAGCTGTTAGTGCAAATTAGTAGCAAGCCTAGCGGTGACGGCTATAAACACCAAACTGAGTGAACACATTGAAAAACAGAATACCGGAGGAAATGATTATGAAACTTTACGATTTACTTACCAACTATGTTAGGGAGAATGACAGTATTCCAGAAAGTAGAAAATATGATGTATACAAGAAAATGAAACAAGCATACATTGATAAAGCTAAAGCTGACTACAAATTTCTGTGCTACACTATCAATGGCAGTTCTGAAAGTACCGGAAAATGTGCAATTACTTGCGAATACGCAAGAGAGTTACTAAATTACTCAGAAGAAGATATGAATACGGTCATTGAAGTTATGATAGAAGAAAACATCACCGAATTACTGGGAGGAATGATCGTATTATAAGCATAGCCGACAAGCGGCGTGGGTGGTGCAATTCCACCCAATGCATTCGAGCGTTAAACGCTCACGTACAATAAAAACAGAATAGGAGGTCATTAATATGACGAAGAAAGAACAGTTAAAAATCAACGAAAAGGTTGAAGCTATTTTCGAGGAAGTATATCAGATTGATATCAACGAGCGGGCGAGTGAATGGAAACGTCTGCGTACATGTTCTGCGTATGTTTGCAAAATAGGACGTTTCTACATTCTTAAAAGCTACAGTACTATTGTAGCCGTAATAGATACTTGTGACGACACCTGTTATGACTTTCTTAGAATTGTATATGGTTACACAGCAACTTCAGCTCAGCACATTGCAAAATTCCGTAATGACTACGGCACAGGCAAATGTGGATGTGTGAATGTGTTAACATGGCGGAATGTTAAAATGGCAAAATATATTTAGGCAAAGATGGAGAGATTTTCACAATAGAAGTATAATTGCATAGCCGACAAGTGACATTGTCGGTGCAATTCCGGCATATGCATGCGGGCGTTAAACGCTCAAGTACATTGAAAACAGAATAGGAGGAAAAATAGTATGAAATCTATGATGATCACAAATAACCAACGGAAAATGCATGGTTTGCCATTATGGAGGAAGAAAAATCGCAAAAAGAGATTTTATACACGATGTAATGCAGACGAGGTAATTACAGCATTTCTTGATTATTGCAATTAGCAGGAGGACAAAAAAGAATGAAATACAAGATTAAACTCTACATCGGCGGACATTTATCCATGGTGACATACCGCGCTGACACACTTCAAAACGTGTTATCGTGCGCAAGAAAGACAATCACACTGTTTTCTGAGTGTGATGAGCGCGTCAAGGTCTGCATTCTTGACGGAGACGGAAACGGGATTATGTCATACGTCACCGGAAACAAGCCGAAACCAGTTTACACAGCTATTGATCATGTAAACAAGGAGCGAAAAACCTGCTACACAGGAGTGTAGTAGTGTAGAAAGGAGAAAAAACTTTGAAGATCAAACTTTTATGGCTTTTACAGATTTCAACAATCGTTGCTTTGATTTACGATATTGTTGTATTCACCTACACAGCAATGATTTTTGGGTAATGCGGCTCGAGTTAGTCTGAACTAACTATATCACAAAATATTTGAAATATTTATGCAAAACACTTGACAATCACAGTGTTAAGATGTATAATAAATACAGTAAGAACGAAAGATCTTACTACACTGTTAGGGCGGCACGCCAAACCGCCCACCTCTTGAGCGACAAGCCGACTTAACGTGGTTCATCACCGCGGTCGCTCTTCCAGACGAGTTCTGACGTCTGGTAAAATACAAGAAAGGAGGAAACGGAAATGAGAGAATCCATGGTAACTCGTACTGTCCTTGGTACGAAAGTAACAGCCCTTGTGATGGACACTAACACCTGTGAGCCAACCAATGTAACTTACGAGATCGGAGGTAAGCACACCAACGACGAAAAGCTTCTGAATAAGGTTCGTAAAGAACACGATACAGAAGATTTCAAAGTCGTTAAAATCGTAGACGTAGAGCCGTTCGAAAAACGATACGGAATGAAAGAGTCTGACTTTATCGCTCATGCGGCTGAATTAGAGCCGCTCCCGAAACGTAACTAGCAGCGTGTTATAACCAAAAAAAAATTCAACCATACGTGCAAGAAAGTAGTGCCTTTAAAACAGGTGACAGGTATTTCCACACCTGTCATCACAAAAACAAGAATAAGGAGAAAAAACGAAAATGAAAGTATTAAAAGCAAGTAAAGATCTCACAAAAATTGAACAGTATATGCTGACAGTCGACAAGGGTGCAGAGTCCATGAAAGATGTTCCGGACGGAACTTCGATCTCTGTATCAGTTTGGTGTTCTTACGAGGACGAAAAAGAAGATGGTACTCTCACCGATATTACGGCAATCATGGACACCAGCGGAAAGGTATATGCTTTCCAGTCGGCAACGTTCCGTAAATCACTGGAAAAGATTCATGAGGTGTTCGGCGGAGAACCGTATGCAATTATTAAAGAGTCTGGCAAGACGAAAGCAGGGCGAGACTTCATCGACTGTCGCTTAGACTATAACAGCGTACAGCATTGATAACAAATAAGAAAGGGAGGTTTGATACCTCCTTTTCTTGTATCAATAGTAAAGAGAGGTAAAAACAGTGGCAAAGAAAACAGCAAAGAAACAGAGCGCAAAACAACAAGCTATCAACAAGGCATATGCAAAAGAGCGAAACCGTCTTAAGTCGTTCGTTCGTAGGGCGGAAAAGCGTGGATATAGTTTTCCAGACACACTTATTCCGTCTATTCCGAAGCGTAAAACTGAAGCTAGTATTCGAAAGCTTAAAAAGCTAACGAAAGACGTATTGTATTCAAAAGCTACTTACGGTGGCGAAGCGTCATTCGGAGAAATAGTTTCCGGCAAAGAGGGTTTAAATCTTGAACGGAAATTAAGAGCAAAGAAAGCCAGTGAAACAAGAAAAGCGAACAAAGAAGCAAAACAGCGTTTCTGGACAAGCACTGACGGTACAAAAGTACCTGTAACAGACGTACCAGCATTAGCTTATGCACAAGCAGTAAATGACTTGGTGGATAAACTGAAAGAGATTATCTCGACAATGGACGTGTATTATTACACAACTGTTACAGGTAAAAGAGCAAGGCGAAAACCGGAGGTTGCCGAGATAGCGAACAGAGCCTTGAATGAAATTTTATCGGCGTTAGATGAAGTTCTGGAAGAGGTCGGTAATACCATCATGAAAACGTTGCCGAAAGAACAGCAAAAAGATTTTAATGTGATTGACCTCGGAAAGAATAGAGTGGGTGAAGAGTTGTCAAGCCACTGGGATGATATCCAGAAGTGGCTAGGCATCATTCATTACGATTCTGACGGTGATTTAGTAAGAGCGTCTGCTCAAGCTATCATCAATCTGTTAAGCAGTATTGCTGGTTTTACGTTGTCTGAATATGCTATGCGCTCATTCGAAGATTTAGACGATATGATGGACGGAGATTACTAACACTTGAAAAAGCGCAAGTATCGTTATTTTGTAGGAGATTTTGAAACGACCGTATACGCTGGTCAAACTGATACCGAAGTGTGGGCGGCGGCTACAGTAGAGTTAAACACAGAGTCAGTCACCGTGTCGCATAGCATCGGAGATTGTCTTAAACATCTTGCATCCTACAAGTGTAACGTAATCTGCTATTTTCATAACTTAAAATTTGATGGTTCTTTCTGGATAGATTACTTAATCAAACAAGGTTATCAACAAGCTTTCGTAGTCAATCCGTCTGAATCGTACAGCGTAAGCTGGTTGAAAGAGAAAGATATGAGCTTTCGTTCTTTCAAGTATTCCATTAGCGATAAAGGTCAGTGGTACTCGATTACAATACGCTTGGGCAACGGCAAGTTCATTGAGTTGCGTGACTCATTAAAGCTTTTGCCATTTTCTGTCAAGACAATCGGTGAATCGTTTAAGTTAAAGCACCGTAAACTTGAAATGGAATACAAAGGTTTGCGATATGCTGGTTGTGAAATCACAGCAGAAGAGATTGAGTATATTAAGAACGACGTTCTTGTCATAAAAGAAGCAATCGAGTTCATGTTCGCAGAGGGTCATAACAAGCTGACGATCGGTTCGTGTTGCATGGAAGAATATAAAAACATATTTGAGCATGAAACGGTATATGAGTGGGATAAGATGTTTCCAAATCTCTACGACTTCAAGATCGACAAGAGTATATATGGCGTTTCTAATGCTGGTGAGTATGTTAAAAAGTCCTACAAAGGTGGCTGGTGTTATGCTGTAAAAGGTAAGACTGGTATACCATATGGTGATGGCGTAACTGCTGATGTAAATTCATTGTATCCGTCTATGATGCACTCTGAATCTGGTAACTATTATCCTATAGGATTTCCTGTGTTCTTCCAGAAAACTATACCGGATGTAGCGCGCGAAAAATATTTCTTCGTTCGGATTAGAACACGTTTCTATCTCAAGAAAGATAAGTTACCTTTTATCCAGATAAAAGGTTCATCTCTGTACAGGGGAACAGAAGCACTGGAAACCTCAGATGTATACCTCAATGGACAATACCATAGATACATCTATGATGGTAACATGAACAAAGTTCCAACCACTGTAGAGTTGGCCTTAACAATGACAGATTACAAGCTTTTCTTAGAACACTATGACGTCGAGGATTTTGAAATACTAGACGGCTGTTATTTTGAGAAAAAAAATGGCTTGTTCGATGCTTATATTGACAAGTATAAGGAAATTAAAATGAACAGTAAGGGAGCAATGCGTCAGTTGGCAAAACTTTTCTTGAACAACCTGTACGGGAAGTTTGCAAGTAGCACGGACAGTTCATTTAAGGTAGCATATCTGAAAGATGACAACTCAATCGGGTTCCGTAGCGTAGAAGCGCACGACAAACAGCCTGGCTATATACCGATCGGTTCGGCGATAACAAGTTACGCACGTAACTTTACGATCAGAGCGGCACAAGCTAACTATCACGGTGTAGACAAGGCAGGATTTATCTATGCAGATACAGATAGCATTCACTGTAATTTGAAACCAGAAGAAGTACAGGGAATTAAAGTACACAACACAGCGTTTTGTTGCTGGAAACTGGAAAGCAAATGGGACAAAGCTATTTTCACACGACAGAAAACATACATTGAACACGTAGTAGAAGAAGATCTTGAGTTGAAAGACAACGAATGGACTGGTGAGAAAGTAGAACATTACTATAACGTGAAGTGTGCCGGAATGCCGAGCAAGTGTAAAGACCTGTTCATCAGAAGTATGGAAGATAAGCAAGGAAAGCCGGATGACTGGAAAGAGGAAGAGAAAGATTTCTTATTCGATGAAACTGACAAGCCAATTCACAGAGACTTAACAGACTTTACTTATGGCTTAACTGTTCCGGGAAAGCTGATGCCAAAGCGGATTCCAGGCGGCGTGTTGCTCTGTGAAACAACTTATAAAATGAGGTGAGTGAAAATGATATTTAGTGAATTTTTGAAAACATTTAAAGGCAATATTGTATCTGTAAGAGATGACAGAATGAGTTATTGTTGCAGTCAAGAGTCAGAAATTGCAGATAGAGAAGTAGAAGAAATTAACAGTGATGAAAATGGTGTTTATGTAAAATTAAAGACTGAAATTATGTTACCATTAGTTGACATTCTCAAGATTTATAGAGGTGAATCAGTGGCTATCAAGTTTGACAAAGAATGGATGTATATGAAAGTAAATGAAGCAATGAAAGACCACAAAGACTGTGCTGTTATTAAGATTGCTAATATGGATAATGTTTTAAGGTTAGTTTTAAAAAGAGGTATTTACAGAAGTAACGAATAGGTTGGAGGTGAAAGGTTATGACATTGGAAGAACTGAGATTATACATCTCACCGTCTGTATACTGCATAGTGATTGATGTATCAGACTACGAGAACGGAAAAGAGTTATTCAAAGGAAGATGTGAGAAAATGGTACGTTTTCGTGAAGAACTGAAACCAGAAAAATATATGATCTGGAGCATTACACTAGACAAATTAAGAGGTTGGCTTGTAATTCGTGTATACCAGAAAGGTTTGTTTAAGAGTAATTAAAAAGAAGCAGGGAGCTTACTAGGTAAGTTATCCCTGCTTCTTACATATATCTTTAACCACTGAACACACCATGCCTGCTTGCCTAGCAGTAAATAAGTAAGGCAGTATATTTTCAACTGGGCACCCTTTCTTATCATGATATGAAACAATGGTAGATACCATAATTATCTGTACGACAACGCCGCCAGCGTTGCTTCTTTGCATTCCAGATTCTTGAACCGGAACGCACCCTTGCTGAACAGAAAACGCATGTTCATGATAAACATATCGTGCTTCTGTAACATCAAGTAGTTGATCTGATGATCTTCGGTTGTAACTGTGATCTTGTATGGATAAGTTAAGTCTGGTTTATCATCGACATACACCACACCTCTTTCTACATATTCTTTAATACCATACTCTTTTCCCATATATCTTAGTGTACAAACATACTTGCATTGTCCTTGCATTTTTTCAACAAAAGAGTAATTGTCATTCAGATACACAGCTTCGGTGGAATACTTCATGTAATCATCTTCGGAAAAAGCTTTTGCAAAACCAGATTGTTTCATTGCTTTAGCCGCACTGTCAACATAACCTTGTTCCAATACCCATCCACTTCCACGTAGGAATTTCGTATTAGACTGTAATCTACTTCCGATTTTCATAGCACTGTAGTATGGATTTAATATAGTTACGGGGTTTGACATCATGTATACAGGAACATAACGAGTCTGTTCTCCCTGTCCACGAGCAATAGAAGTGTGAATGCTCTGAAACTTTTTTACTTCCTTATCGCAGTAATGGTTTGTCTCCGACTGAAACTCGTCAAATAAAATGCGGTCAACGTCAGAAAATAAATGTGAATATCTTTTAAGCTGATCGGCACTGTTTAATGTGATAGCGTATCCGCAGGAACGCTCATCCAGATATAACTCATGAAAGATACCATGAGCAAGTCTCTTACTTGTCATTTCCATACTAGGAAAGAACAGAGTTTTCAAGTCTTTAAAGAATTTGTCAGACACATTGTCCAGTTCGTAGTTAAACCGATAAAGTAGTGCGAACTTTTCATTGAAGTTTATGAAACGCCGAACAGAATACCGTCCAAAATACGTAGTCTTACCTCCTGTTCGGTTTGTCGTGACCATATAAATTTCCGGTCGTTGTCCGTCAAGATCTTTGAGCGAAAGAAGTTTCGTTCCATCGTAATATTTTGGCATTCAAATATTCTTCCTTTCCAATATTTTGTTTCTAAAAATATTATATCATAAAAGCTTGACAAAATCAACCCTAAGTGTTATGATGAAATTACGAAAGAGAGGTGAAGAAAATGGATTTAGCACAGATTGGGCAGTTTATCAGTCAGTATGGATTTCCTATTGTGTGTTGCGGTGTACTGTTTTGGGATCACTTGAAAACAGAGCAGCGGCGTGAGGAAGATAACGAGATGCATAAGGAAGAGGTTGCCGAATTACGTAAGAGCATTGAAGCAAATACACTAGCCATCAATTCTTTGTGCATTCATCTAGGAGGTACAAATAATGCCTAAAATTGAAACAGCAGTAGCATGGGCGGAAGAGATTGCCGCCGATGATCGACACGGTTATTCACAGTCAAACAGAAACGGTCCGGACTATGACTGTAGTTCAATGGTTGGAACAGCGTTAAGCAAGGCGCGCTTTGCCGTCAGTGAATATAGTACAACGCGCAACCTTGAATCACAGCTTATCAAGTGTGGGTTTAAAAAGTGCAATGCTCCGTGGAAACGTGGTGACATTCATCTTGCCGCTGGTCATCATGTAACAATGTCAACGGACGCTTCACACATCGTTCACGCAAGTCAGTCAGAGAACGGTGGAATTGATGGCGAGACAGGTGATCAGACTGGAAGAGAAATATGTGTTAGACCTTATTACGATCTGCCATATGAAAATACCGTCCATTATCGTTATATTGGAAATGAAAAACCACAGCAGATTGTAGAGCAAATCAGAGCAGACCCCGCACGTAGCTTCGATCGAAAAATCGCAGGTGCGTATCACACCAATGATCGTTACAATTTGCGTGTTGGTGCTGGAATGGATAAAGCAGTAATTTTAACTTTACCTACAGGAACTGGCGTTAGAAACTATGGGTATTATACCGGAATATGGTATCTGGTAAAAGCAGTAGTTAATGGTAACGTTTATACTGGTTACGTAGCAAAAGAGGGTTTAGCTCGTGGCTAACATTAACACTTCATGGTCTTGGGCGGTGTCTACCTGTAATCGACCAAACGTCGGCTATTCACAGACATACCGGGAACAGCAGACAGTAAACGGAATAACCTACTATGACTGTTCCTCATTTGTCTGGTACGCACTTGTTGCGGGCGCTTTCCCCGTCATTGAGACTTACGGTTCCCAACACCCGTTCACTACTTCCGATATGATTTCCGTTCTGCTATCAATGGGATTTACAGAAGTTCCTGTTTCGAATGTATGGAAACCCGGTGATATTCTATGGCGTTCCGGACATACAGAGATGGTATACCGTGGACGGATAACAATGGGAGCGCACACGGATGATGTGCCACTTGACCAACAAGTAAGCATAAGCACTTCGGAATCATCTCCTAGCAACTGGTCACGTTGCTTTAGGTATGGGTCTGGTGGTTCCGGCGTTGGTGCATCTGCTTATGTTGCCGCAGCAATCTGCGGTAACTGGATGCAGGAAAGTACACTGAACCCCGGACAGTGGGAACTAGTATATAAGCAAGGTTTTGGATTAGGACAATGGACAGACAACTCCGAGACGAACAGACGCACACAGTTGCTTAACTGGTTACAGGAAAATGGATACGCTTCAAACGACGGAAATGGTCAGCTTGCGTATTTCATCTATGAAAATATCTGGTATCACTCCGGTGTTGCCGCAAACTTTGACAACTTGTCGGCGTTCTTGTCCAGTACAAGTACAGATCTTTCCATGTTGACCGAAGCGTTCATGCGTGGGTGGGAGGGAATCAGTGATTCCTCCCTTTCCTATCGAATTTCATGCGCAAACACTTATCTTGAGTATTTTAACACCCACGCTTCGGATAAACCAGGTGCATGGTACAACGAAGAGTCCTACGACAACCCTAGTTCCACACTTCTCTCTTTCGGAAGTGAAGCCAATTTAAACAACGCTTTGTTGATTTTCCTTTTCTTGTCTGGCGGTGACGTACCACCGTTGCCGCCGATAAAAAAGAAAAAGAAGATGCCTGTTTGGATGATGTGCAAATATTTCATTTAAGGAGAATCATTATGGCAGTAAGAACTACACAGGAAATTATTGACGCACTGAAATCTTCTTTTGGTGAGTCGCCAAACGATACACAGCTTGCCATGTTGGAAGATGTATCAGACACGTTTTCTGATCTGAATGCAAAGTCAGCAGAGGACTGGAAAACAAAGTATGAAGAAAATGACAAGGCATGGCGCAAGCGTTATACTGACCGCTTTAGCGGTAACGATGAACCGGAACCCGACCCAACCGAAGATGATTCCGATTCACCAAAACCATTAACATATGAAAGTCTTTTCAAGACAGAATAGGAGGAAATAGAAATGCCTAGAAGAATTGCAAAATCAACCTTGCAGGCATCAACGCTTGACATCTTGAATGCTATTCGTCAGAATGCATCTTATGATTATCAGCAGTCTGTGCCAGTTGTCAAAAAAGCAAGCGACATTCCAAAAGTAGGAGAAGTAATTTGTGGAACGCCTGCTTTCGCAAACCAGTACGTTAATGCCCTGGTCAACCGCATTGCACTTGTTATGGCAAAAAGTGCCACATTCAACAACCCGTATGCAGCACTCAAAAAAGGTTATCTTGAGTTCGGTGAAACCGTAGAAGAAATCTTTGTGCAGATTGCAAAGGTTGCTGATTACACACCGGAAAAAGCCACGGCGCGCGAATTTAAGCGTACACTCCCCGATGTAAAATCTGCATTTCACACAATGAACTGGCGCGTGATGTACCCGGTAACAATACAGGACGAAGATTTACGCCTTGCTTTCTTAGCTGAATCCGGTGTACAGGATTTAGTTGCTAAAATCGTAGAATCTGTTTACAAAGCAGCTGAGTATGATGAGTTCCTGCTCTTCAAATATCTGCTCATTAAGGCTGTATCACATGGAAAAATGTTTCCAATGTCTATCGGAACTGGCACTGATCTGAAAGAAGCTGGTGCAACTTTCCGTGGTGCTTCAAATGATCTAACTTTCATGCAGACAAAGTACAATGCATCTGGTGTGCGTACAAACACACCTCGTGAAAAACAGGCAATCTTTATGGATAGCTGGTTTAATGCAAAATATGACATTGATGTTCTTGCCGCCGCGTTCAATATGGACAAAGCAACCTATTCAGGTGCGCTTCATCTGATTGACGACTGGGCTTCATTTGACAATGAACGTTTCGATGTTATCCGTGAAAACTCTGGCGGACTGGAAGAAGTAACAGCAGATGAACTGGCTCTCATGAAAAACGTAAAAGCAGTTCTGATTGATACTGACTGGTTCCAGGTTTATGATAACAATGCAAAATTCACTGAACAGTATTCCGCAGCGGGAATGTACTGGAATTATTTTTACCATGTTTGGAAAACGATTTCCAGTTCGCCATTTTCCAATGCAATCGTGTTTGTTACCGATACGGCTGAAATCGCACCGAAAGCTTCTTACACAGTTGAACTTACTGGAAAAGATACCAGTGACGTTGCAACGGTATTTACACTCGGTGTGCAGGATGATACAGCTACGCTTGTACAGGGAACATATCAGTTCAAGCAGACCGAACAGGCAACAACTGATGGTATCGCCATTCTTCCATATGGTGCTATTATGATTCCAGCATCCTCGTCGGATAAGAAAGTTACACTGACGATGATTATTAACGGCGTAGAGTATGACGCGGCTACAACTGTTAATTCTGCTTCCGAGGTCGGTTCAACGGTTGTAATGAATAAGATTGGATGATTTTTTGTCTATACGCTACCCATTAATTACAGAATGGGTAGCGTCTTAAAAAAGGAGCAGTTTATGTTTATTTCTCCAAACACAACTATACGTTTATTACACGGCGTACCACTTGAGCCGTCCTACGATCACACAATATACTTTGGCACTGAAGCAAAACAGACCAATTACTTTATCAGTAAACAGAAACGTGCTTTCACAAAGAATACCTACCAGCGTCACACACGTAATACAATGAAAGTTGGTGTTCTGGCTGATGACATCTTCGATTGCAACTACATGATGTTTCAGAACACAGCGTATGGAAACAAGTGGTTCTATGCTTTTATTACTTCGATCGAATATGTGAACAATGTTACATCTATTGTGACTTATCAGATTGACGTATTGCAGTCGTGGCTGTTTGACTTTACTCTCGGACAGTGCTTTGTTGAGAGACAGCATAGTGAGAGTGATCGGTACTTTGAAAATCTCGTCCCAGAAAATCTTGATTTAGGTGATTACACAGTAGAGAAAAAAACAGTGGTTGACTTAAACACTATGTCAATCGGTCTTTACTACTCACAGAGAGCAGATGGCACTACGGCTGATGCAAAAACACGAGGTAAAATCTTTTGTGGTCTCGGACTTGAGTCTGGTATCCGTGCTTTAGATTCTGCATCCGTAACAACGGAAATTAAGAATTGGATTGACAATGGAAAAGAAGATGCCCTCATATCAGCATTCCAATATCCATCGTTTCTTGACGAAAATGGAGAATCTCAAGCCAACTCGGGTGGATTGCACGAAAAAAATGTCCCTGTTTACAACAATCTCACGCAAATAGATGGCTATGATGTGAAAAATCGAAAGCTTTTTTCTTATCCATTCTGCAAACTTGTTCTCTCAAACAATGCTGGAAGTCGTGCAGAATACAGATGGGAACAGTTCAAATACTCTAAGGAATCGCAGTCACTTGTCAATTTTAAATTGGCTGGCGCAATCGTGACAACACCAACAGTAACACTGTACCCAATGAATTATATGGGTATGGACAAAAACTATGACCGCGGTCTTGTACTATCAAACTTTCCAACCATTGCGTGGTCTGGTGATGCATGGAAAGCATGGTGGGCGCAGAACAAAGGAAGTGTTACCTCTGCAATGATTGCAAGTGCAATGACAAACGTTGCTTCTGTAGGAACATCTGCTATGAATGGAAATTCAAACAGTGCCGCAACAACTGCTATTATGGGTGAGCAAAATCTGTTCAATCAAGCTTACGCTATTATGGGTAAGAAACAGGATTTAGAAAACACACCGCCACAAGTACACGGTCAGATTGAGTGCGATTCACTAAACGCTCAGATGGGTAAAGTCCAGTTCACTTTTGAGCACCAGACAGTTCGCGCACCATTTGCTAAACTGATCGACGACTTCTTTACCATGTTTGGATATGCACAGAATGCTCTTATGACACCAAACTTGCACGCAAGACCACACTGGACTTTTATCAAAACAGTTTCTTGTGTTCTCACTGGTTCATTACCATCTGATGATGCTAGGGATATTGTAAGCATCTTTAATAATGGTATTACATGGTGGATGAATGGTGATGAGATAGGTGACTATTCACTTGATAACAGGCCAACAAACTAGGAGACTTGACTATGGGAAAAAGAATAACAAATTTTGACGAGTCACTCTTAGGAAATACAGCTACATATGGGCAGTACCTACGCGTACTGTCTGAACTGGCTGTATCTATGTTTGAGTGGCAGAACGTACCAGAAAGCGTGGATGTTCGCTATCTTGAAATGCAGTTGTTTTTATCTGGTGTAGCTGTTTGGTTTAAAGATGAAGAACTGGAAAATAAGCCACAGTTATGTTTATCTTGTCTGCCAGCAGGTACTTTTGACGTATACGGCTACCCGACAAGAAGAACAGCATACTCACGGTACAATGGGTATAACAAAACTTTATCAAGCTCTGACAGTGTTATTATCTACAATAACTTTTTGCGCACACCATCGGTACCAGACTGCATGATTTATGCTAAACGATTGCACAATCTTGATCGTATTATTGATGTAAATGTAAATGCACAGAAAACGCCAGTTCTGGTACGTGCTACAGAAAAACAAAGACTTTCTTTGCTTAACGTGTACAAAGAGTTTGACGGAAATGCACCAGTAATTTTTGGAGACAATGACCTCGACCCAACTGCACTTAGAGCTTTGACAACCAACGCTCCGTTCGTTGCTGACAAAATCTATGAACTGAAAACGCAGTACTGGAACGAAGCGTTGACAAGACTCGGCATCAGCAATATCAACACGCAGAAAAAAGAACGTATGATTACGGACGAGGTAACACGAAACCAGGGTGGCATTGTAGCGTCTCGATATTCAAGACTGGAAAGTCGTCGTACTGCCGCAAATAAAATTAATCAGATGTTTGGCACAAACATCACGGTTGAATATCGACAGGACTATCATATTCCAAAAGTGGAAGATGTGGATAACTCTGTGGATAACTACGGAGAGGATGGTGAGACTGATGAGTAAATACACAACCGAAGTAAGATTCATATGCGAAAGAGAAGCTGGATATTCTGAAAGTCAGGGCGCGTCTAATGTAGATGCTATTCTTGAAAAAAGCTGGGACAAAATTTTTGGTGACTTTCCGATCTACGATGAGTCATATAGAAAAGTGCTATGTTGTAAAATTCTGAAACACTTTTATCTCCGTGAAATTGCGTCTGAAACGGCTGGTATATGGAAGATGTGGCTGACTGAACGTATGAACATGATTATGCCGTACTACAATCAGTTGTATAAAAGTGCAACACTTGAGTTCAATCCTCTGTATGATGTAGACTTGAACACTACGCACACACTAAAAGATGATGGCACTAACAGCTCAACACTTCATGGTGAGGATAGCAACACAAGAACGGACAATCTGAGTAGCTTACGCACAGATGACTTGAAGCACACAGATGAAAGTAATCAGTGGAACAAGTTTTCCGACACACCACAGGGAGCACTAACTGGTGTTGAAAGTGATGAGTATCTGACAGACGCTAGAAATATCACCGATGAGGTTAATTCATCTGATACAGGTACTCAGAAAGTTGACAATACTGGTACACAGGTGAATGCTGGGACTAGTGACACTAATAGTAGTGGAGTCTATAGTTCCTTGAAAGACTATACGGAACACATACAGGGTAAGCGTAGTGGTAGTTCTTACTCTAAGATGCTGATTGAGTATCGAGACTCAATGCTTAACATTGACCAGATGATTATGGATGAACTGAAAGACCTGTTCTTTATGTTATGGTAGAAAGGAGATAACATATGAGTATAAATAATACACCAAACTTAGGGGAATACACGGAACTCACACCGTTTCGTTATTGGTGTCAGAAAGTTTTACCTCTTGTGTATGATGACTCACTGAGTTATTATGAGTTACTTTGCAAGGTCGTGGACTATCTGAACAAAACAATGCATGATGTTGAAACTTTGCACGTTGATGTAGTTAGCCTGCACACAGCTTATGTAGAGTTACAGTCGTATGTCAACGATTATTTTGATAATCTGGACGTACAGAAAGAGATTAATAATAAGCTGGATAAGATGGCTAGTGATGGTTCACTGTCTGCAATTATAGCACCTTATGTGCAGGTAGCGCCAGTTTTCGTTGATAGCGTCTCTGATATGACTGATACTAAGAAAATTTATGTATTGAAAAGTGACGGTCATCTATATTACTATGATACAAGATGGAAAGATTCTGGAATTGCTTATGGTATCAATGGACTGTACCCTATCAATGTAGATTATGCATCCTGGGTTGACACTATTAACGCAAAACAGCCTTTCGGTAGACGCTACTCTCAGTTCGTTAATAACGAATACAACGAAACAATTACTAACGGAAGTTTTGACGGTAAGCCTAAATTTGTAGAG